TGATTATCTGTTGAACGACAATATTGGACTTGGTGCTGCTGTTACTTATGAGTCAGAATCAGAAGATATTGGATTTGAAGTAGATGCTGGCGCGTTCGGTGCTACGGTATTCGTAAATGGCGATCAAGATGAAATGCTTCAAAACGTAGGTGGTTCTTATGAGTACACACTTCTAGGTATTGATCTAGAAGCTGGTGCTACATATAACCTAGACAACGAAGAATTGACACCTACTGCATCTGTTTCATTCAGCTTCTAAGCTGAGAGAAACCTATAGAAAAATCTTGGTAGCGGGGCCTTTCGGGGCCCCGTTGGTCATTATAAATATAATAAACAACAGCTGGAGGTTTATTATGTCCCTTAAATTGAAAGAGCTCACATGGGCTCACCACCAAGCAGCTGAAAGAAGAGCATTTGCAAAAGTACTTCTTTCTGGCAAAATCGATCCAAAACTATATCATAAATTTCTTACTTGTCAATACATGAACTATAATGTACTTGAGCAAGCAGCAATTATACCACCAAACTTAAATCGTATTAAAAGAGCTCGTCGTATTTTTGAAGATATTCGAGAGCTCGAAGATGCTTATAATTTAAGTCCTACCGGAGAGTTTCCTCAGTCAGTTTATGACTATGAACAACATATCTGGAAACTTCAAGAAGAAGAAAATAATCACGCATTGCTAGCTCACATGTATGTTCGTCATTTTGGCGAGTTACATGGTGGACAAATGATTAAGAAAAAAATTCCCGGCAACGGACTGATGTACGAGTTCGACGGCGATACTAAAGAATTAATTGAAAAGTTTAGAGAACTTCTCGATGACAGTATGGCTGAGGAAGCAAAAAAATGTTTTGACTTCGCTTCACAATTATTTGATGAGTTATCCAAAGAAATGGAGAACGAAACGGTTGACATTTAGTCAGCTTTATAATATAATATATCTAAGTAACAATAGGAGGAGAATGATATGCAAGAAAATGTATCATACGAAGATATCGAATTCAAAGATTATAAAAAATCCGATAGAATGTTACGAAGTGAGTCTGCAAGGGCTCGAAGGAAAGAAACAAAACAAATTCGGGAGCAGCGAACTATAGCACATTGGGCAAAGTCTCGCCGCGCAAGAAAAAATGGAAAATCTTAAGACTTTAACAGTCGATAAAGATCCTCAATCTGGGGATCTTTATTTGCAACTTACCGATGAACTGATGGATCAAATGGGATGGACTGTCGGTGATACTTTGGTTTGGATAGACAACAAAGACGGCACATGGTCGTTGGAGAAAAAAAATGCACCCACTGTGGATCAAACTTGACGGATTAGCAACTCATATTGAAAATCAGTTCAATAAGCATTTAACAAAATTTGATAATCCAAAATATGATGACGGCATGAGATTTCCAGGATGGAGAGATAACTTTTGGAAATCTGATATTGTATCAAAAGCACATCTTAAAACAATCGTACCTGAGAACGGTAGAGGTCTATGGCTTATGCATGTAAATGTATTTCCAAAGCCAGGTATTGAACTTCCTATTCTTGGATTTGATATTGTAGCCGGTCCTAAAAAAGTTACCGGTTCATTTATGGATTATAGTCCTTTACATGGACGGCCGCATCCATATACAGATTTTATGGCTCATAAAGTAAAAAGTTTAGAGTGGGTCAAAGCTCGCGAACTTCCACCTTGGGCTCAAGAGATTTTTTCAGAAAACATGATTGCAGTTGGCAATATTAATACTGACGAAGAACTCGAACAATTTATTAAAGTTACAAGTTGTTTGCTCGATTATTATTTAGAAAATATAGAACAAAACGCGTTTAAATCTGATAGAGATACTACTTATCTTTTAAATAAATATTGTACTAATCAAAAAATGAATCCTCATTTGCATCGTTCAATTTCGGCAATGGGAATCTCTGAAGAGGATAAAAATCGTTACGTTGACAACGTTTTATTTGAGGAGATATAATGGCTTTTTTAGTACACCCTCTGCCGCCTGTGAATGTATATGTTCGCAAGGAATATTTGTATGACCTAGAAAAAGGTCACGGAGAACTTACGCCAGGAATCTGGATCAGTGTTAAAAGCACTATGAGTAAAGCTCTCTATTTTGAAACATTACTAACAGACTATGGTGCTTTATATGATAAACTACCTATCTCAGCTTTCCTCTGGAAAACAGATCATGGTGAGCTTCTTCCTCTTGACGTGCTTCAGCTTTGGGATTGCTTTGACTACGATATCACTGTTATCGAAAAACCCATATTGTGCAGATGTGAATTTTTTGGAAAGGATCGCAGAATGCACGCTGGTGAATATGAATTTACCATTGATAACGCCCATCGCGACAAGTCGGTCCTTAACACCAACTTTTCAGAGCACGATCCCGAACATAAGTCATTCAATGTCATTAGACTTGACAACGGACAGTTTGCAGCCCAGCCCAATAACCGCGTTATCTGGCGAGATAGCTCGCTAACACCTTCCGATTTAAAGCGTCCTGACTTTAAGGTTTGCACTCAAAACTATGCTGTAGAAGACGAACCAAAGTGGTCTGTAGGACATACTGATGAATGGCAATATAAAACTAAGGAAGAAAGCAGTATGGAATGAATTTAACTGTAACAGAAAATGCTAAAGTTTATCTTAAAAAGGTTGGGAAACCAAATGTATCACTTACCGTAAAAGGCGGAGGTTGTTCTGGTTTTCAATATGAGTGGGGTGTTACTGATAAAGATCCTACTATTGAAAATTTGTGGCTAGATCCTATGGCTGAAATGTTTATTTTTGGCTGTACGATTGATTACGTTGAAGAGCTGGGTGGCTCCTATTTAAAAGTAGTTAACCCAAATGCAACAGCTTCTTGCGGTTGCGGTGAAAGTTTTGCGGTATAAAGGAAATATAAATGGAAAAACAGTTGACAGGTCAGGGATGTTGTGATACAGTAAATATAACAAGTGGAACAACATACATTATGTTTGGTAGGCACAAATATATAGTACATGTTACATTTTGTAAAAACTGTGGTTCACAAAAGGAACCCACGTCATATATTAAACATATAAAGGAGAGCAGGCATGAGCAACAATTTGGTCAATCAGTTTCTCGGTGAAAAAGACGGTCAACAGTTAAGAGCCGAAATCTATACAGCTGGACAAGGTTATACTATTAACTATTTTATTAACGGGCAATTTATTAAAGAGGAAGTAATTATGGGCCATAGCGTGCATTACGTAGAGGATGCAGCAAACAATTGGCTAGCGGGTATTAAAACACTAAATGGATAGTATTATGTCAGTTAAACCTCGCACGCCCGAACGAGTTCATCACGAAATTCAAGAGATGCTATCTAAAGGTACAAACTATATTGATGCACTTTGTGAATACGCTCGGATTAATGAGCTCGAAATAGAAACAGTTGCCGATATTGTGAAAAAGTCTTCGATCTTAAAAGAAAAAGTAAGATCTGAAGCTGTAGAATTGAAAATGGTACACTCGGATGATCCGGACATCACTAAGTTATGCGAATGAGGATTCTTATTACTGGTATGTAAAATACCTAGCAATGAAGAAGCACTTCACTCAAGCTAGCTACGATTATCACAAATACAACGGAAAAATCAGAGCATCATATGACAAGTTTCGTACTCGTAATGATGCTTATTTTTTCGCAAAACTCTCAGAAAGAGACAATCCAGAAAAGCTGATGCTTGCAAACTTTATTGTAAAGCCAGATATTTGGATTCGTGCTATCTTAGAGCAAGAAGGTGAAGATCGATATACTGAATGGCAACGCAAGATGGATTCTTTGTCTCGTGTTTTCAGTCAAGATCTAAATCAACTTGATGATAATTATCAAGCTAATTTTACTTCGGTAAATGGGCAGCATCCGCTTCTCATCACACTATATCTGCAACAAAAAATTACTCTTGAAACAATTACTATCCTTGCTACGATATCAAATATTTTTCCCTATTGGGACAAAGAAATAGTTGACAAAATCGTAGCAGGTGATATAATAAAACTCATAAGGAAGTATAGACCTTTCTTAGAGATTGATGAAAAAAAGTTTAAAGATCTTGTCCGAAAACGATTTTTCTGATATAAATAGTATGGTCGGATGGTCCGACACATATTTCGCTTATACTAAACATACATTGCAATACAAGGAGAATACGTATGTCATTTGATGCACTCAAAAAGAACCGTTCATCGTCACTCGACAAATTGAACAGCCAGCTCGAAAAAATTTCTACAAAGAGCTACTCAGATCCCAACGAAGGTAAATTCTGGAAACCAACCCGCGATAAAGCTGGTAATGGTTTTGCTATTATTCGTTTCTTGCCTGCACCTGCTGGTGAAGAAATGCCATTCGTTCGTATCTGGGATCACGGTTTCCAAGGCCCAACAGGTCTATGGTACATCGAAAATTCCCTTACTACTATTAACCAAGATGATCCAGTTTCTGAGTATAACTCTAAGCTGTGGAATTCTGGTATCGATTCAGACAAAGATCTTGCGCGTAAGCAAAAGCGTCGTCTGAAGTATGTTGCTAACATCCAGGTAATTAAGGATGGTGCAAACCCAGAAAACGACGGTAAAGTATTCCTTTATCAGTTCGGTAAGAAAATCTTCGACAAGCTGAATGATCTAATGAATCCTCAGTTTGAAGATGAAACTCCAGTAAACCCATTTGATCTATGGGAAGGTGCTAACTTTCGCCTGAAAATTCGCCAGTTCGAAGGTTATCCAAACTATGATAAATCAGAATTCGATGCTCCTTCAGCATTGTCTGATGATGACGCAGCGTTGGAACGCATCTATAACCAAGAGCATTCATTGCAGGAATTGGTTGATCCGAAAAACTTTAAATCATATGCTGAGTTGAAAGCAAAGCTTTATCGAGTACTTGCACTTGATGAAGAACCTTCTACACCAACTACAGCTGAAGATGATGATGAGTTTGATCTAAGCAGCATGGGTAATACCCAACAAGCTGCGCCTCAGCCAACTATGCCAGCTGCGGCACCAGAACCAGTTTCTAATCTTTCAATGGATGATGACGATGATCTATCAATCTTTAAGGAACTAGCTAATGGCTAATAAAGTCTACGAAGAAGTTCTAGACTTTGATTTCGGCTTCAGCTTTATTGATGAAGAGCTTCAAGAAAAAGAAGCTGAGGCCGAACAAAAGATTCAAGAAGTCAGCTCTGAAAAGCAATCACTTGAGGATCAACTCACCGATGCTAAAGTCAAAGCTGACGATCTTGAATATCGATTAGAACTTCTATATAAATCTATCTCTCCGTTCTTAGACAACCTGTGTAAGAATTCGGATAAATCAACTATTTACTGGCCAGATCGAGTTGCCAAGATCGAGGCCTATAAAGGAAAATTGCTTAAGATTGTAGAAGGAAGTTAATATGAGTCTATTAGACAAATTGGTAAAAAATTCTACTATTAAGATGACGGCTCCCATTGCGGAATCGAAAGTCTTTGGTAAGAAAGAAATGGCTCCGACGTCAGTTCCTATGGTGAACGTAGCGTTGTCTGGCCGTATTGATGGCGGTGTAAGTCCTGGCCTTTTGGTCTTGGCTGGTCCATCAAAGCACTTTAAATCAGCTTTTGCTCTTCTAATGGCAGCTGCTTTTTTGAAAAAGAATGAAGACGCAGTTCTTCTGTTTTATGATTCAGAGTTTGGTACACCTCAAGCATACTTTGAATCCTTTGGTATTGATATGAATCGTGTAGTACACACGCCAGTTACCAATGCTGAAGAGCTTAAGTTTGATATTACACAACAGCTGGATAAGATCGAGAAGGGCGATAAAGTCATGATCGTTATCGATTCAGTTGGTAACCTTGCATCTAAGAAAGAAGTTGAAGATGCGCTTGACGGTAAATCAGTTGCTGATATGTCTCGTGCAAAAGCTCTTAAGTCTTTGTTTCGTATCGTTACACCACATCTCAATCTTAAAGACATTCCACTTATCGCAGTCAATCACACTTATAAAGAGATTGGTCTGTTTCCTAAGGATGTTGTATCAGGTGGTACAGGTATCTACTATTCAGCAGATGCTATTTGGATCATCGGTCGACGTCAAGAAAAGGTTGGCACAGAAATTACAGGCTACCACTTTGTGATTAACATCGAAAAGTCTCGCCATGTAAAAGAGAAATCTAAGATTCCAATCTCAGTATCTTGGGAAGGTGGTATTGTTAAATGGTCTGGTTTAATGGAAATCGCCGAAGCTGGTGGTTATCTACGCAAACCAAAGGTTGGTTGGTATGAAGCAGTAAATCCTGAAACAGGTGAGCTTCTTTCCGAAAAACTTCTTCGAGCAAAAGAAATTGTTGACAATTCTGAGTTTTGGCTTAATATGTTAGAGAAGACAGATTTTTCTAAATATATTAAAGACGCGTTTACCATTGGTGCATCCGGTAGTATTATGCGTGAAGACGACGAATCCAATAATGAAGTGCTAGAAGAAGTGGTGGAAGATGATTGAGAATACAGTAGTATCTAACCTTGTTTACAACGAAGATTATTTTCGTAAAGTATATCCTTATATTAAAAAGGATTACTTCGAAGATGGCAATCTTCAAAAAATATTCGATGCATACTCTGAGTATGTAGAAGAGTATCGAGAGCCTCCCTCTGTGGAGGTTCTCAAACTCGTCATTGATAAACGTAAAGATCTAAATGAAGATAGTTACAAAAATGTAATGGCGAGCCTTGACCAACTCAAAGTTGATGAACAAACAGACTTTGATTGGCTCGTGTCTGAGACCGAGAAGTTCTGTCAAGATCGAGATCTATTTAATGCAATTCGAAAAGCAATCCTGGTGGTGGATGGCACTGAATCTACTCTCGGTAAAGATGCATTGCCAGGATTGCTTCAAGATTCTTTGAGTATTAGCTTTGATACAAGTGTAGGTCACGACTTCCTTGAAGACTATGAAGCTCGATATGATTTCTATCATAAGAAAGAAGAACGTATTCCATTCGACATTGAGCTACTCAACAAGATTACTAAGGGTGGTTTACCTCGTAAATCTATGACTGTACTATTGGCAACAACAGGTGGTGGTAAATCACTTGTCAAGTGTCATATGGCAGCTAACGCGTTACTTGCTGGTAAGAATGTTCTTTATATTACTATGGAAATGGCTGAAGAACGTATCTCAGAACGTATTGACGCTAACCTTCTTGATGTTACAATCGATGAAGTATCTGAGATGCCACGAGATGTTTACAACAAACGTCTTGAACGCATCAAAGGTAAATCTACGGGCAAGCTTGTTGTAAAAGAATATCCAACTGGCTCTGCTCATGTCGGTCACTTCAGACATCTACTCACTGAGCTTCGTATGAAACGAAACTTCAAGCCAGATATCATTATGATCGATTACCTAAATATATGTGCAAGCGCTAGAGTAAAAGGTGCTGCAGCAGCTAATTCATATACGCTAGTCAAGTCAATTGCAGAGGAGGTACGTGGTCTTGCGATGGAATATAATTGTAGCGTTGTTACTAGCTCTCAATTTAATCGCGATGGTTACGGTAACTCCGATGTGGATCTTACCAATACATCTGAGTCTATGGGGATTACTCATACTGCTGACTGTATACTTGGACTTATATCATCCGAAGAACTAGACAACCTTGGCCAACTCATGATTAAGCAGCTCAAGAATCGTTGGGGTGATCTAAGTTACTATCGTAGATTTGTCGTCGGTATTGATCGTGCTAAAATGCAACTCTATAATCTAGAAGAAAGTGCTCAACGCAATGTAAGCAATGCCCAATCAGTTGCAAATACTGCATTTGGTAGTCCAAGCAATGATTCACCTGTTTTTGATAAATCTGCTTTCGGTCAAAGTAAGAAAACATTATTCTCTGCTGGTGGCATTTCATAGCTCTTATAAATAAAGTAAAACAATTAAGAGTGATTTCATGTCTTTAATGAGATTTAGGCAATATGCCGACGACAGAGAATCTTTACGTGAAAGTAGAGCATCAGATAAGTTCGAAAACGATGTTGCAAGCGAGCTAAACAAAATGGGTTTTGATGCTTCAAGACCTAGAGTTGATTCTACTTATTCAGACGTCTTAGTAAAACACCAAGGTAAAAAAGTATGGATAGAAGTTAAGATGAACCATACTGACAACCTTGGTAATACTCGTGCTTCTTATGACGGAAGTAAATGGACTTCAGCTCCAGAGAAAAAGGGTCCTCTTGAGCTGAAGTC